GAAAACAGGAACCGCACCCACGTCCCGGTCTCGACGTTGAAGACCAGGAAATAGCTCAGGGTGTCCTGGTCGCTGTAGGCGAAGTACAGGAGGCCGTTGCAATACGCCATCCCCGAGCCGTATCCGGCGTAGCCAGGCTGGTACGAAAGCACGGGCTGGATCTGCTGCGTGACCGAGCCGCCGCTGTCCGTCGCCAGCACCGCCGGGTCGCCTTTGAACATCGGATCGAGCTTCTGCGACCTCAGCTCCTCCCACAGGCTGTTGAAGCTGTAGATCCCGCGTGCTCCCCAGAAGTAATCGCGAAGGCCTGCGCTGCAAACCGTGTTCGGCCCGATGGTGTTGGTGCTCCCGACAGCCACCAGGCCGACGCTGGCGCTGGTCTGCACCGGGTCGTACGAATTCGGATCGCCGGGGAGCTGCCAGATACTTCGTTCCTTGTAGATCGTGCAGTAAGTCCCGTGCGGAACGATGTTCAGAATTTGCTCGTCGGTCGAGCCGCAGTCGTTCCATTGCCCCGCGTTCGGGTCGGCCGAGCCGGGAAAGTACCAGGGCTGCGCCGTGGGCGTCCACCAGAAGCGGTTCGGATTCGCTACCGAGTTCCAGGCGATCAGCTTGCCGAAGCACTCGCACACCCCCAGGCACGCCGGCGCCGGATCGTTGGTCTGCGGCATGATTTCGCCCAGCGCCTGCAGCTCGGCGTCGCTGTTGGTGCCGACAAAACAGTTCGTCGACGTGTTGTCGTTCACCACCAGGTCCAGGTAAATGGAGGCGATCTCCGAACCGGCCGTCACGTTCGCCCGCCAGACGCGCCGTATGGTCACCTGCGGGTCCGTCGACACCGGGATGCCGAGCGTTACCTGCTGATTGGCCAGCACGGCCGTGGCGCTCGCCGGGCTGGGATTCGATTCATGCGCCGCCGCGGTCGAGAACGTGACGTACCACTGAAAGCTGCCCGTGAGCCCGCCCCCCAAAAGCACGCCAATCGTTGGCGCCGTCGCTGGAGCCACCGGCGTCCAGACCCACGCGGTTGCAAGCGAGCCGGTGTCCTTCACCTGGCCGAACGGCCCCTGGCTCATCACCCACACGAATCCCTGATACGCCACCATGCCCAGCGGGCTCCCGGTGAAGATCCCCTTCGCGATGCAGTTGGCCAACAACCCGCCGTCGCGGAACAGATCCAGGTCGGCCCCGTAGTAGCGGTGCATTGCGTAGCGGAACAGCGTATGCAGGAAGAAGTCCGGCGCCGTGGGCCACATGTAGCCCTGAAATTCCGTGATCAGGCTCAGAAACCCCTGCCGCGAGCGCAGTTGCCCTTGCTGATCCACGCGGAAGTTCGTCACTTCCAGCGATTCGCCTTCGGCGAGCTTGTCCCCTGGCGGCAGCAGGTTCATGCCGCCCGTGAGAATGCGCTCCTGATCGCGTTTGTAGGCCATGGCTGAAAGCTGTCAGCTCTCTGCTGTCAGCTCCCCCGCCTCGAATTCGAGGTCCTCGGCCATCACGTCCTCGTCGTGCCTCCTGCGCTCCCCCACCGGCAGCGCGTTCGCGCGCTCGCGTTTCTGCTTCTCCCGTCGCCCGGCCTCGCGTTCCGCCTGGCGCTGTTCGAAGCTTTCAGCTTTCACTGCGACGCTCCCCAGTACTGCTCGATCACCTTCTCCACCAGCTTCATGCGCTCGTCGAAGTGCGCCGCCACTTCCGGCATCGCCATGTCGCTCTCCCGCCGCCGCGCCTCGGCGAGTCCGTGCCACAGGAAGTAGCACTGCAGCACCGGCGGCATGCTCTCGATCACCGCGCTTTCGACTGTGATGGTTTCCGGGTAGCCGTTGAAAATCACCGCCAGACTCTGCCCCGACACCGTTTCGTCGGGCGACGCATAGAGCCGCGTGGTCTGCGTGCCCAGATCGTGCAGCCACGTGTCGCTTGTGCCGGTCGAATCCACCCAGTCCGCATCCAGCGCCTCCAGCTCCCCAACCGTCGAGGGATACAGAGCCACAAAGTCCGGAATGGGATCGGTCACCCCCACCGACACGTGAATCGTCGCCACGTGCCCCGCCGGAACGCTGTAGCTGGGCGTGCCCAGCTCGATCGTCGTGGTGGTGTCGCGCTCGACAAAAACGTTGAACCGGCGCGTCAGGCGCTTCGCTGCTTCGTCGAAGTACTCGTACAGCTCCGTCTCGGTCCACTCCACCAGGTTCGCCGGCGCGCTGGTGTTCAGCAGCGTTTCCAGGCTCGTCACCGTGATGCTGAGGTCGGCCATCTAAGCCACTGCCTTGTCCGCCGGCTTCGCCATTTTCGCTATCAGTTCGCTGCGGTCGAAGCTCTTCAACTCGAACGGCAGCCGGTCGTACCCTTGCGCTATGTTCCGTGCCCGGATGTACTCGCCCATCTTTTGCGCCGCATCCAGGTACCTGTCGAAGTAGCTCAGCGAAGCCTGAAACTCTTTCCCACCCTCTGCCGCCCGCAGCCATGGAATGGCGTAATCCACCAGCGCCGGGTGGTACTCCGCCGGAATCACCGGGACATCCGTCGCGAGAACCAGCGCGGGCGCCGCCTGCGCATAGGTGACATCGAGCGAAGTTCCCGCCGCTGACGGCTGTGGATGCACCGCGAAGAAATCGAAGCCCAGTGCCGCGTAGTTCGCTGGCGGTCCCGAATTGTCGCTCTGCCATCCCAGGTCCAGCGCGTCCAGGTCCTGCAGGCGCGCCGGCGAAACCTTCGCGCCGCCCGTGCCCGAGATCCGCACGCGCAACGGCACCAGATAATCCGCGAAGACCGTCAGCATGTGATAGAACGCCGTGTTCGCGGCCAGCGGCATCGTCGCCGTGGTTTCCTGGCATAAGGACAGGAGCACGAACAGCGCCTGCCCCTCATTCAGCGCCACCGTGACGTTCGCCGCCGGGTAGTACGTCGGGGTCACCCGCGACGGGTCCTCGTTGAGACGCACCTGCACCGCTGTCTGTAGCTGCAGCAGCGTCATTGGAGCACGCACCTCCCCGTCGTCGCCGTCGACCAGTTGATCGTCACGTTGTTCGACGCGTCCACCAGGAAGCCGCTCGGTAACGCCCAGGCATACGCGCCGCCGCCGGTGGCCACGTAACACGTGAAATTGATTGCGCCCGTCCCCAGGCCGTGCGTCGCAGCCGGAATCAGGATCTGCTGCACGCTCGCAAAATCTGCCTCATAGCGCGCGTTACCGCCGGACGATCCGCTCGTTCCGCACGCTCCCGTGGAACCGTCCGCATGCACGCAATCCGTGGACGATCCGATCACGCCGTCGAACTGGCCGTTGCTGTTGACAAACACCACCATGCCCGGCGCGAGCGTCGGCGCAAGTGGCAGGCAGGGGATCGAGGCGCCGCTCACCACTACGCAGTTAGTCACCGCGCCGGCCACGCTCGCCCACTGCCCGAGGGCGTTGACGTAGACCGTTCGCCCGGGCGTGAAGCCGGCCGGCGGCGGCGTCGAGATCGGCGGCACGGTCGACTGCGGAAGGGCCACGGCCACGGCCAGCGCCGCAAAGATGGCCGTGAGCTTTTTCATGGGCTCCCCGGACTCCCCGCGCCTGGCCCGAAGTTGATGCCCAGCGGGTAGTGCGCCGTCCACCGCCGCACCCGATGCCGCGTGAAGCGCGGCGCCATCTTCATGCGGATCGGCCCGTTGCGTTCCACTTCCACCGCCATCATCCGGTCCCGCAGCGTTTTGAAGCGGTTCAATTGCGCCGCTTCGCCCGCATAGCTCTGCTCATGGTTGAGCATCCGCGCTTTCGCGCCGGCCGCGATCGCGTCGTCCGACACCCACGGCATCGGGTAGCTCGACGTGTTCGTGCCGTCGAACGCCACAGCCGCCTTCTGGTAGGTGTACGGCAGCCCCTCGAACACATTGGGAATCGGATAAATCTCCACCGCGTGCAGCACCGGCGGCGCGTCTTCCGGCGTGTCGCATTCCGGCGCGTAAAACTCCGGCTCCCCGTAGATGGAGAGGTTCGGCGACATCTCGTGCAGCTCGTGCTTGGTCTTGACCGTCATCTCCATCGGCAGGTGGAGATTGGTCATGAGCTGGATGTATTTCACGCCAGCCGGCAGCGCGTAGATGTTCTGGAAAACGTGGAACGCTGCGCCTTGCCCCGCGGTCGTGCTGGTCCCTTCATACGGACGGTCCAGTGTGAAGTCGGTCGCGTCGACGAAGGTGAAGGTGTAGTAGGCGTTGTCCGAGTCGTTCCGGAAGAACATGCCCGTCATCGACGCGGTGAAGACGGTTCCGACGCCCGACACCGCCGTCGAGCCGTTGGTGAGGTTCACCGTGCCCGTGGTGTACGGCGCCACGGTTTGGATCACCGCATCGGCTTCGAGGCCTTTCCAGTTGTGGTAATCGAGCAGCTCCGCGTAGGACGCGTTGATGAACTGCGTGATGAGCTGTGTGTCGAAGCCCGGCCGGAACTTCGCGAGCTCGAAGCGAATTTGCCCCCACGTCCTCGCCACGCGCGCCTCCCGTCAGTTCACAAACTCGATGTCCAACGAATACGTGTAGTTTGATCCGTCTGCGTGCGTCACCTGCACATCCACCTGCTGGCCCAGCGGCAGGTTGTTGGCGTCGGCCACATTCGATCCCACCGGCGCCGTCCCGCCCCCCGGATAAACCACGTAGGCGTACTTGCCGATGGCTGTGACCGCCGTGCCGCCGCCGTTCATCGCGTACGCATTCCCGAGCGTGTCGTAACAGCGGAGGAAGACCTTCAATCCGCCGGTTCCCGAGGCCGCGCTGACGTTGAGGTAGGCGATCGCGCCCAGGTGCTGACGGAACAGCGCTGGTTGTGCCGCTGTTGCGCCCACGGGGGTCGGAGGCCCCGGCGGCGTTCCCACCGTCGTCGCGGTGCGCACCGCGCTCGGCAGCAGGTTGATGCGGTGCTTTTGGACGACGGCCGGCATCGCCTTACGCCGTGGGCATGAACTTGATGCGCATGATCTCGACCGTCACCACCAGGTGCGAGGTCGAGGTCAGCGTGCCGCCCGCCACCAGCCCCAGTCTCATGCCGGGGGACATCTGCAGCGTGGCCAGCGTCGTCGATAACGCGCCCGCCACGGGCGTGTTCGCGGCGCCGTTCAAGGCGATGGTTGCCGAGAGGATACCGGTCCCGCCGCTAATGGCCGTGCCTGCGGCGGCGGTGGCCAGCGAGAGCGTGCCCGTGGAGCTGCACGCCACCGACCAGGCCGCGTAAACGCTCATGATCTGGTACGCCATCTGCCCCGAAGTGCAATGCGGAATCGGCGGCGCAATCCAGAAGGCGTCGTAGTTCGCAGCCGTCGCCGCGGCCGCGCCCGCCAGCACCACCGGGATGATGATGCGCCGCGGAATGACCACGGGCTTACTAAGGTACCCGCCGCCGATCGCCGGCTGATCGCCCGTCGCGCCCAGCGCCGCCGGCGACTCGTTGACCGAGAATTCCTGCAGGGTTGCGTAGTTCATGGCGTTGTCCCTCTTGCCTTTGGGCTCTCCGCTCTACTGGCTGCCGTAAAACCCGTAAAAGTCCGACCACCCGTAGCTGAACCGCTCCCACATCGCCGTCTTGATGGACCGGCTGTCGAAGTCGATGTCGTGGATGGTGTTGGGCCGCTCGCGCCAGTAGTAGCGCAGCTCCGTGTCCTCGGGCTCAGCCGCCAGGAACCAGGCGTGCGGCGCCGTCAGGTAGTCCCACACCATGTAATCGCGGAAAGGGCCGAAGCCGTCGCGGAACTGAAACGCGTTGACCGTGTTGTTCGCCGTGTCCGCGCGCTTCGGGCCGCTCAGGATTTCCGCCGCCACCCACTCGAGCGTCGCCGGCACAATCAGCTTCGCGGGCTGAATGCGCACTTTGCGCCCAGAAGAATCCACCGTCTGCCGGAACGCGGTCAGCGCGAGCTGCAGGCTGATCACGTCCAGATCCGTCGCCACCGACGTGCAGTTGCCCTGCGTGCCGCCCGATTTCACCAGCGGATGTGACGCCGAGAACAGCGCCACGCCGTCCGGCCCCGGATACGCGGCATTGAAGCCGTTGTTGAACACCGACGCCGCCAGAATCTCGACGGTCTCTTTGCCCGAGCGCCCCAGGTCAGACGCCATTTTTTTGATGATGGAGAACTTGTCGTCGTCCACCATCACCCGTGAAGCGCGGAACCCCAGCCCGAGCTGCGAGTGCTGGTAGGTCTTGTTGAAACCCAGCACCGGCTCGTCGTAGCGCACCGGCGCGCCTTCGGCGATGGTGGCGTGCAGCGTGAGGCCGCTCAATTGCGTGGTCTGCTCGATCGAGCGGTGGCTGTCCATCACCCGGAACACCCGGCTGTACTGCGGCGGGAAGCGATCGTATTTGTCGAAAATCACTTCGTCCAGCGCCGGCAGCATGGTCGCCAGGAACAAATCCGGGAACTGTGTGCGGATCATCATAAAGCGTTACCTTCCCTCCGTGGGACCAAACTCCGGCTTAGACGCCGGTCCTTCCGAGCCCGTAAAAATGCCGGTTGAACGTGATCTCGATGATGGCGTTCGCTCCGAATGCGTTGTTCGGGATATTGAGCAGCCGGTGCAGCATCACGTCCAGCGTGTTCGTGGTGTTCACCGACGCCGTGCCGATCTGCATGCCGCTGATGCGCGAGCTGGTCGAACCCGCCGTCGTGAACGCCAGGTTCGCGTTCTTGCCCAGGTTGGCCAGTACGATCCCGCCGCCGACGCCATCGTCCTGCGCCTCGAACACCGAGTCGGGCGAATGAATCACGCGGTGCGAGAGCGCCGCCGCCGCATTCGACGCGAAATAGTCGAGCGAAACGCCCACCGGCGTGCCCGTGCCGGCGGCCACCATAGGCGTGATCGCGCCCGTGATCACCGAGCCGCCCGTCAGCGCGATAACCGCGTCGTGGATGAAGATCGCGGCAGTCGTGGCAGGGACGTTGTACTCCTCGATCTGCACGTTGCCACCGTACAGGGACCTCATCAGGGGCCGCAGCCCGTGGGGATTGTTGCCGTTCGCCATAAAGCTCCTTTACCTACGCCTCTGCCGCATTGCCGCGCGTGGTGCGCAGCCCGATCTCGCCCTCGGTTTCGAACTCGTAATCCTTCACGCGCGTGCCGCTCTTGAGCGGCGCGAAGTCGCCGCCGGCGGCTGCGGGTGCATCGCGCAGCATGCGCTCGGTCTTGACGTTGAACTGTTCCGCCGCTTCCCTCACCGGCTCGGCAGCGAGTGTGGCTAGGTACGCGTCGTGGCGCTGCGCGCGGTCCTCCGGCATTTGCCCGAGAATCATCCGCCCCACCCTCACCGGGTCGCCCTGCTTGTCGATCACGGCCTCGTGGCCGCGCATCCCGTAAACCTCGATCATGCGCGGCGAGAGGAATCGTGGCCGGTAGCCCGCCGGCACGTGCTCCGCGGCGAGTTCTTTCATCGGGTCTGGCATCTCCCACGGCTCCGTCGCGTCCTCGCGCTGCCGGATGATCTTGTCGAGCGGGTCGGACGTCACACTCGCCCGCGCTTCCACCTTGCCCCGGTTGAACTCCTCGAACCCCTGATCCGTCAGCCGGAACGGAATCGACCCGCGCAGGTGCTCCGGTATCGGCTGCCCGTTCAGCGTCCACTCGCTCTCCGGCACCCGTTTGGGAGCCGCAGCCACCGCCGCCGCCTTTTTGCCTTGAACCGGGCGAACCCCGGTTGCCCTTTGCCTTTTGTCTTTTGCCCTGGGAGCAGCTTTCGGCTGAGAGCTGTTAGCTGAAAGCTTCGGCTTCGGAGCAGCCGCTCCCGGCGCAGGCACACGGTCGCGAAGCCCAGGCACGCCGACGACTTTCTTCGGAGTACTCATCGCCGCGCTCTCCCGCTAGCCGGCGCCGCGACCGATGTCGGCACCCGCCCCATCTGCACGCCGTTGCGCGCCCGATTCTTGTAGGCGTCCTCGGTGATCTGGAACCCGCCGTCAGCATTGAATGCCGCGATCACGCTGCGCTGCACCGCGCTCAGCTCGTCGCCTTCGTCCGCGAAGGTCTCGCGGTTTGCGCCGTGCCCGCGATCGCCCGACTGCGCCGCGATCCGCTCGCGCCGTTCGCGCTCCTCGGGTGTCGCGCCGTCGTCGGCAAAGAAGCCGGTTGCGTCTTCCGGCTGCGCGTTCGCCGGCGCGCGCCGCTGCTGTTGGCCACCGTTCGTTTGCGCGGCCTTCAGGTCGAGCGCCAGTTTCGCGGTGCGCGCTGCCATGATCAGCGTGGCCGAAGATTTCGCCAGTTTCGGGTCGACCGCAACCAGGTTGCGGTACTCGATCCGTGTGGCCTTGAACAGCTCCGAGTTTTCGTCCTTTAGCTCGGGATATTGCCCCACCAGCGCCGCGTCCGCCGTGATGGTCGCGGCCTTGCGCTCCACAATGCCATTCGCCACCTTCGCCGCATCCGTGAGGATCTGATCGCGCGGCAGGATGCCGAACTGCGCCAGCGCCTCGACGATCGCCACCGGGCCTTTCTCGCTCAGCGCCTCGACGAACTTCGTCGGATCGCTGTAGTCGGGCGCTCCCTCGCGCGGCTTCGGCCCTTCCGGGATGAACTCGTTGAAATTCTCCGGAGCCGGCGGCGCGGTGGCTGCTGGAGGCGGCGCTTGCTGCGCGCGGTCGGCCCAGTAGCGCTCGGAAGCGGATAGCTCGGTGTTGGTGCGGGTCAGCTCGGCGATGCGCGTTTCGAGCGCTTTCGCCTGGGCCTCGGTGAGATTGGAGAGTTTCGGTTCAGCGGCTTTGCCGTCGCCTTGAGGCGAAACGGGCGCGCTACGTCCGGCAAGGTCGCCCTGCGGCGACACAGTCGCGGATGCCATGGGGGTGGTGTGCTCCTTACTTCAGTTTTCGAATCCGGCCGAAAGCGGTGTCTCCGTAGAGATCAACGCGCTTTGGTACGTAGGCATTGCTGCACTGCTTGCAAAGAATCTGGTAGATCCCGTCCTTCGGGACCACGTCTAACTTGATATCGCCAGTTGTGCGGCTTCTCAACTCCGCCATGGTCACGCCGCACTCCTGGCAGCCCAGCGGTTCCCTGCCCGTCACGAGCAGATCGAGCGCCGCCCGGTGCCAGAAGTAGCACTTTTGGCACATCCTCGCGCCGCCC